CTCTCCAAGAACTTCATGATCTCATCTTGTTTTCCTACTACTTCTCCTGTCTTCTTAGATGATGTACGTGATTCACCTGTAGCATCATTCAACTGAGAAAGAATATCTGCTGTTGTTTGTGCACGTTCTTCATCTTGTTCTAAGGATAAAATTTTGTCGATCTTCAATTCGACTTCATTTAATTTTTCACTAAGAGTTTCATTGCCCGCACTTACACTAGCTCCAAAATCAGGACTTGGTAAATCTTTCTGTGCGGCTAAGGCGGACATGATCTGTTCTATCTTAGCGTCCATTGATGCTAATGCGTCTGGACTAGCAGATCCTCCACTCCCTGTGTTTTCCCCATCGGTATTGTCTCTATCGTATTCATCCGCCGTAACGGCGGAAAACCCAAAATCTACTAACTCTTCTTCTGCCATTTTAATCCTCTAATGTTTAAACTATTTATAAATTACTATCTCTACATACCACACTTAATTGACAAAATCCTTCTCTAAAATTCTGCCAAACAATTCCATTCCAACCAAACTGATTATCAACTACTTCAAATACACCAGTAAAGATAGGTAATTCAAAAAGGAATATCACCATTGCACCAAACATACCAACAAGGAATGCTGAATAAGACCAACGTATCCACCTATACTTAACAAGTGCGAGAGTCTTACCGCTAGTATACATTTCATTAGCTAATGCATCATATATTGTGTCATCGGTTCGTAGCGTATCAGCATAATTTTCTTTATATTCTTCCACATCCATATGAGAAAAATGACCAAAATAAAGTGGTTTGAAATGCGGTGATGTTCTATCTAAATTTCCATCTTCATCTTTTGGATAGTTGGTGTTTGGTATTATCGCTACTATCGCACACAATAATGATAAAATACAGCAAACCGCAAAGAACATCAATGGATATTTCATTACAGGATTGTCTAATTCTGCAACTGTAACTGAAAACACAATCGCTGAAACTGTAATCATTATGTTGGCCTTTTGATCAGCCATTATATTCAACCGCATCTGATTGGTAACATTCAATCTGAAAATGTTATCTACTGCGGTTCTATCTTCTGGAACGTTATTGAATATATTCTTACCCATTACTTCAAGGGCGGTGCATACAATAGTCCACCTTTATTGTATAATTTATTAAGACCTCGTTTTAGTCCTAACTTCTTTGTGATATTACGGTCAAATATTTCTTTATAGTTACCAACTTGTTTTATTATATCATACGACCAAGTAGCAGGCAACCCCAATTTTGCACCAAGATTAGGATGATCTAAACCATTCTTCTCACCCATAAATCTTTGGATGTTGGGATCTATATTGTTCTTGAAAGTGTCAATGTTTTTTGAGTTGATACCCATCTCTTCTGCAATAAACAAAACATATATTGACCATCTTACTATGTCAGACCATTGTTGATCCCCATATCTAACGACTGGTCCTAGAGGTTCTTTGGATATTATCTCTGGAAGTATCATGTGTCTATTGGGATCTTTGAAACCTAATCTATTAGATGCTAGGCCAGATCTGTCCGTTCCGTACATATCACATCCACCATCAATGTACATTTGTTTTGCTTCTTTGTCTGGTGGTACAGGAACAGGAATGTAATTTATGCCATGAGTCGCAAAGAAGTCTGCAATGTTCTTTGCACCAGTTCCAGTAGAACTAAAACAAATCTTTGCCCCTTCTAATTGTTTTGCTGAAGATACACCAAGTGTTTTTCTTACAATAAATCCTTGACCATCATAGTATGTGGTGGGCGCAAACTCAAGTTTTTTGAGTACGTTTCTAGTGAATGTATAGGTTGTTGCGGCTGAAAGGATGTCAATAGTACCATCTATCAAAAATTCAAATCGTGTTTTACCATTAACTACAACGAATTCTATAGCAGTTGCATCACCAAACAAGGCAGTTGCAACAACACGACACATATCAACATCAAACCCTATCCATTTTGTACCATATTCATTACTCCATGTCTCCTGTGAGAAGCCTGGAAACTCATCATTAGTTCCACAAATAACAACTCCTCTTTTCATCACTCTATTAAATGTACTACTGTAGGAAGGATTGTATTCTAGCGTGATGGTAGTATTGTCCTCCTGACCAATAGCTGTATTATCTACAACCATTATCCAAAACAACCATACCAAACAAGCAAAAGCTTTTCCCATGAATATCATTGTAACGCCCGATATACTTCTAATAATTCAGCATCTGGCATTGGTGTCGCCATAGTATAATATCGTTGATGTCCAACCGACATGAAAGATTTAACATCAGAAAAACTTGGATATTTCTTTAAGAGGTTGTGGAGTAGATAATCGGGACTTAGATGACACTCTGCACATTGATTATCTTTCGCAAATACTCTGGTTGATTTTTTGTATCGTTCTGACTGTACTAGAATGGAATTAAGATCCTTTTCCATAAATGTAACTTTTTTATCTATGTCAGGTATAACCATAAAGATTAAATATACAAGAAGTGCGATAATAACATAGATGAAAGATTTACTAGCAACTGTTTGGTCTTTAATCATATTTTCTAATACTTGAACTTCTTCAACCTTTTTATCTATTTCTTCAATATCATGTTGTAGTATTTTTTGGTCTTTTCCATTTGCTTGTTGTTTTTCTTGCTCAGCCATAATCTATTTCCCCTTCCCCACTTCATTTAATTTTTTGGTAATCTGTTGACCAAACCACTTAAGAACAATTGGAATACTCACATTAGAAGTGAGTCCAAAAAGATATCCAATAGGAAAGTGATAATCTTTATAGGGTTGAAGTTGGTCAACATTAGTGAATACAATTAAAATTAACATGTATCCAGTTACAGACATTCCCATATTAATAAGCAGATCAAGTGCAATTAACGGCCAATGACCATTATACTTTTCTTTGTGATCTTGTCTATAATTAAATAGAAATATCCAGAATGAAGAGAATAGGACTAATCCTAACATTATCCATTCTGCAGTATTAAATAATTCATTCATTATATTTCCTTCTCGTTGTGCTTTGGTAACTCCCTGTCTAACTCCAGCATTTTTTAATTTGTGTTTCCAACATCTTTATATTTATATCTTACTTTAATGCTTTCAACTTTTCTACATATTTCGCAATCGCATGGTCCAATCCATCGGTTTTACTTATCAATCCATTGTCATTATCTGGACCCCATGCTCCAGTTCTAGGGTCTATGAATAAGCCTGTATGAGCATAAGGCACAATAGGAGTAAAAGGCACAGGATCGACAGGATTAGATACGCGCCAATGTACGGGTTGTCCTGAAACAAGAACTTCATTACTGACTTTTGGTGATCCGTAAGAAAAAACTTGAACATTGTGACCCCTTTTGTGTAACCACATACCTACTATTTGTGCTATCGCGCCGCCTAAACTGTGGCCTGTGATATAAACGGTATGTTCTAGTGTGTAGAGTTTTACATTGTTTACAAAAGTATTGTCTATGGATTGCATAACATAAGTTGACGCATCTTTAAATCCTTTATGTAGATATATTCCCAATACGTCATCTTTTATCAGTCTTGCATCCAAATCAGCAAGAACATTATTCTCGTTTGCAGTGCCCCTAACAGTGATAATCGTAATACCATTATTCTGTTTTACCTCAAATACAATCTCATCAGTTGAACCATTCTCATAAATTGCAGCAGAATACTCTGCGTGTTCAATGAGTGATTCTATTGTAACTGGTAGAGTTGATTTATCACCACTACCCAAATCATTATTTTTGTCTACTATGTTCTTTGCACATCCACTAAGTAGTAGAATGATCCCCACTAACAATGTGTGTCTTGATAGTTTCTTTAAGTGCTTCAAGGTCTGCATGAAGTTCTCCAATTTCTTTATCTTGATTTTCATCTTTATCACCCTTCTTCCAAGCGGTCGCACCTAAAATAGCCCCAAATGATAAATGAAACATTGCACCTCCTGCAAGAGTCAATGGCACCCAGCGGGTTGCATCACAAACTAATCCCTTAGACACCATCATATTACAGTATGAGTCCATCTGCATATTCCAAACAACTGGCCCTATAAAGAAGTCACTCAAACAAATCCAAAGATATACTAGAGCTGCCCAATCACGCCAAAATTCATTGATGGTTTTGTTTATATTCATGTTTATACCCCATCGTTACTTATCCTCGAACTGATAATTAAATGCCATCATTCCTTTTGGTTGTCCTTTACTTGGAGTCATCTTTCTAAGAAACACTTGAATCTTCATATCACTATTTGGGGAAGGAAATGTGAATGCTGGTTTGTTAGGTGGTAGTCTCATTCCTATGTCATCAGTAGCATTTATTGGAAATCTTGCGAATTTTCGTTTTATGATTTCATCACTAACTGCTTTGTCAAGTTTATCGTCGAAACTATATTCTTTAAAGGTTTTCATTTTCTGAATGTTCCTTAAATTTTGTCATATTCTGTATCTACGGATTTAATAAATTGTTTAATATAACCCTGTAATTCAATAGCCTCTTCATCATCGTTGATTTCATTGATTTTTCCCTTGATCCTAACAAAGTTTTCGATAAAAACCTTACATTCAGCATAAGTAAATCCATAGTATCTCTGAATGTCAGTATGACACATAAAAATTTCATCTTCCTTGTCATACACACTGGTAGAATTCCAATATGTGTAGAACTTAGAAGTTGACCAACGTGAGTAAGACATTTTATCCACCGAATACAATCGCCATCGCTATAGATTTACCTGTAGTCGCAATTGCCGGATTATAGGCTTGTACATCAGTTCCTATTACAAGTCCAAGAGTAGTTCTTTGAGCAGAGGCATCAGCATCATCAAGAAGAGCTTTACCTGCTGTAGTAAGATCATATGTTTCTGCTGAACCACTACCAGTAAACTGAATACCTTTATCGGCAGCTGATGTTAGTCCAGCAAGTGCGGTAATATCTGCGTCATATGCCTGAACATTAGTTCCTATTACAAGTCCAAGAGTAGTTCTTTGAGCAGAAGCATCAGCATCATCAAGAAGAGCTCTACCCGCAACAGTTAGGTCAAATGTTCCAGCAGTACCACTTCCAGTGAATTGAATACCTTTATCTGCAGCAGATGTTAGTCCGCCTAATACGGTAAGGTCTGCGTCATATGCTTGTACGCGGGAACCAATATCTGATCCCGATAATGGATCGGCTGGTGGTGGAATAATAGTTTGCCATGTACCATCACCTCTGAGATATTCAGTAGCTGGTGCGGAAGCAATATCAATAAATAAATTACTTCCGTAGTCCTTATCTGTAAATGCGATTGTTTTTCCTACTGTCATTTATAGCCTATTGCTTGCAATTCTGCTATTGTTTTTGATGCACTTTTATGATGTACTCCTATACCACCAGCTTTTTTAAATGTTTGTATGTTACCTAGATGATCATCAATGAGTAAATTAGGTCTACCATCTCTACCATCCATAGCGAACTTTGATTTATCTTTTCTCATAACAGGGTATATCTTATCCGAACTAACTCCAAACCACCGTTTCATAAATCGTGTCTTATCTTTTGTGGCACGTTTTGATATTGGACCCCTACTGCTTCTAGGGATAGCAGTCAAGATAAATGGATCGTATTTTCCTATGAACCCCCACAATTTTTTAGCATCAGCCATTGGTTCTAATTTTAAGAAAAAATCATCTGGTAATTCATCCCATCTATCATCACTAAATTTTCTGCCAATTTGATCTTTCACACCCTTCACGAAATCTGCCAATACACCATCCATATCACAATAAATTTGTGGTGAATCAAATTCTAGTAAAGTTTTCATTAATTTTCCTTGTAAAAATGTACTGTGAATTCTGTATCAAAACCTTCAACAATTTTTATATCTTTGTGATCATATTGTGTCAACCATTCTTTTATTTCTTCAGGATAATATGCCTGATAACGTTCATCTTTATATGGAGCAGTTAACATGTTAAATATAACACCCTTGTCTGCGTGGTCTATCATTTGTTCAATGATCCACTTAGTATTTTTCTCTTTTAGTCCTAGATTAAAAACTCCAGAAGCCACTACCCAATCATATTTCATATACTCAGGTAGTCCATCTATTGTACCACACATTGTATTGATATTTTCATCTATCAGTTCAACTGCTTTTGCGTTAGGATCAATCCCTAAATATTTACCTGTCCAACCCCTACTCTCTAAAAAATAATAAAAATGTCCCACTCCACATCCAACATCTAAAACAGAATCGGTGTTTCCAATACTCTCATATAATAGTGCATTACGTTCAATAGCATTTTTATTACCATCTAACCAACCTACACTTTCAACATGAGTTTTATCATATTTTTTCACATAATGAGAATAGACCGCCGTGACAAGAAGATCTGTCATATTCTTAGTATCTACTTTTATCGATTCAGTTATATTATTGTTTAAAAATTCTTTAATGTTGATATAATCTCTAAACTGTTGCATTTCTCTCTCTTAACTAGTCTCATCTTGTTAGTTATTCTGCTTTTTTATAATCTTGAATTACTTTATTCATTTTACCAACTATAATGATTTATTTCTTCCTTGTTATCCCACCACTTTCATCTACCAAATATGCCTCGAATGAAACACCTTTGTATTTTTTCTGCAAAGACAAAAATGATGTTATGTTCGACTGTGCATCGTCATATAACCTAACTCTGGTATATTTACCCGTTTTCAAATATTTATTGAAAATAATTTTTTTGTTTTTTGCAGATGAACCAAGATTTAGGTTCCCCGCACGTTCAACATAAACATCATCTATCGGAATTCCTTGTTTTCTAAATGTGTCGAGAAACTTCTTCTTGTCATCAAAGTCTGCTCTCGCCGTAACTATAATCATCTTCGCCCCCTTTGCAATCACGTTTTTTGCGATTGCTTTCATTTTAGCGATCATGGGTTTGATGGGTTCGGACGTTTTCAGAAAATGTTCTGCGTCTCCAAACTCCCCAAAATCAAACTCTTCTCCGTCTTTCAGTTTATAGCTATTAAACTCTTGGTTGTTTAATTTTCGAGCCACTCTACCATCCTTTTTAACCAAGATGTTAGCGGTAGTCTTGAATAAAGTCTCGTCTATATCGAAAATGGTCAGTCCTATTCCTTCTTGAACTTTTTCTAAAACGTATTCTTTGAATGTTTTCATAGGTATTTGTTGTCTATTTTTTGAATCTCTATTCCTGTAATATCTTTACCATATCTTTTCTTTGCATGATTTATTACTTTTGACAAACTGTCCTCAGAACCAAAAGAAAGATCAGTATGAGCATCGACCGCAGATGACAAATTAGTTGCTGATAATGCCTTATAATGTATCAGTGCAATATGAGTTATATTGGGTCTAATTCTAGCTTGTGTAGTATGAGACTTTCCACTCTTATCTTTTACTGTAATTTTCTGAAATTTGACATGTTCTTTGAATGTTTTCATTCTGTTTCGTTCCAACCTGTTTTTACACAACCCAAAGTGACATATTTACCCCTACTCCAACTATTAGTCTGTTCGTTATATTTCAACCACAACTGATTACCCTTTGCATCACAGTGTTGAACTAAAATCTTATCTTCTATTTCAAATACTCCTGCACGTCTATATCCTTCAAGTGTTGGAATTGTCTCTAAACTTCTAATCCAGAGGGGAGCTTCATGTTCCGACACTAACATCTGAGAACACGAAGAAGTTATTACAATCACTAATAACAAAACAATCTTGGTTATCATAATCCTTACCTCAATCAAATGCACTAGGTGTTTTGACCCTCACCCACGGGCCTCGTCTGAATATCCTCGCAGGAATTGCGACTTCTTTTCCTATTGGATGTGTTTTCCAATATTTTTTATCTATACCAACAATTCTCGTCAGGAAAGTGTTGTTCTTATTATCAGTCCCATACAGTTCAACTTCAACATCTACTTTCTGTCCGTCGATTTTTAATCCACCAATCCCCTTGAAAATACCTTTCTTTATCTCGTTCAATACATGTTCTTTAAATGTTTTCATTATGTTCCGTCCTTAGTGGTCATAGAACTCTTAAAGTCCCATTTGTAAAAACTAACGTCTCCGCCAACAGTAAATCCGTTTGCTTCTTCGCCTTCTTTTTCGTTCTCGCCGTCCATATCACCCTTTTCGGAATCGACTTCTAACATCATGTACTCACCTTTTTCTGCCTCTCCTTTGACACCTTCTAATGATTTGTGAGTTTCTTTTGAATAGGGTAGTTGATAATTGGTCGGAACATTATCCATATTCGCCACCCACAAATAAATCCATTTGGGTTCATCTACGTAATGAGAAAGATACAACCCCTTTTCAGGAATACTCATTCTCGGTTGCCCCAAAAGTGAAGTATATGTTTCGTGGAGAGAAATAGTAAAAAAGAGAAATAATGGAATGAACCAAATCAAGAACTTCGGACTCTTCCTTCTGTCTATTAAAATCCACAGACACACCACTGCAAAAATAATCAAACCCAAAAATAAAAGAACTATCATGGTGAATCCCGTTCTTCTCTACTGTTTCCATAGAAATTACCCATAGAACCAAGAGGTGAGACAAACTTTTTCTTTTCAAATGTTACAGGAGAAATAAATCTACCGTCTTGGTCTATTGAAAATCGAACAAATGTTTCCTCTTGACCCTTTTTGAAAAACTTCTTCTCACCTTCCCAAATCAACCGATATGGGTTGACCTTATGTACTTCTATTCTAACCATAAGTGATTTCTTTGGTGTGAATTTTTTCTTTTGAATAGCGGGTTGTTTTCCGCTATTGGGTAAAATCATTGTAGAAGACTTCCCCTTCGAATAATAATGTGCGTTCACTATATATTCCCCTTTAGTGATTCCTCTGATAGTCACCACTTCTCTATTGAGTGCAACCGATGATGTGACACCACCTACAACAATTTGATCGTTTCTGTTGCCCAAATCATCTTTGTCGAGGTGCATGAAATTGCCTACCGTTCTTCTGAAAGAAACCCGCATTCCCAATGGATCTTCTACATAAAGATCAATATCGTCAGGTGCATCGTGGTTCCATTCCATGATGATAATGAACTCTGCTTTTCGTTCAAAATCTTCTTTCTTGGCTTCGGGTTTAATCAATAAAAAGGCTATCATAAACAAAAAAGCAAATCCTACCAAAATGTTGAATAACATATCGGTGAACCCGACCGATGATTTATATTTAGAATTGCTGTCCATTAATTACCCGATTCAAAATTTATTAATTGAACTTTTAGTATCAAAGAACAAACTAAACCCGTGAGAGTAGTCCAAAGTGCAGTACTCATTCCAATTGCCATGTCAGAGAGAGCTTGTTGAAGTGTAACCGAATTAGTAACATCAATATTAGCAAAAGCTGTACCTAACATTAAAAGAAACCCTGTAACAGTACCGATCATTCCAAGTACAAGACACGCTTCGGCAATAAACCATCCAACTTCAATTGTTTTATCTACGATTGAAGTTTTTTCTAAATCATAAGTTTTTCTTCCAATCCAAAGGGAAGTACTCACAAAAATGATAATAATCAAAAAACTAAGTTTAGTTGCATCTGCATAATATAGAATTGGATGTAAATTATAATAATATGTTGTTCCAAAACCCAAAAGTATTAAACAAAATATTAACCACCATTTTAAAAGTTTTCTTCCTATTTTCATTTTTAGCCTCTAATAAAATTACTTAAAGTGAATCTTTTTCTTTCAAAATATCACTATTATATAAAACCATTCTTATATTTATTTTATTGCAAAGGTGTACATTTGAGGCCTTTTTCAATTTAATACTATTCTTGATGTCTTTGATTCTTTTATTTTATTTTTACAAAACTCTTGATGAATGTGTATTATTTTTGTTCTATTAAATGAAACGTCTTCAAACCATTTTCTATGTGCTTCAATTCCTTCTTCAAAAACATCATACCAAATAAACGCCCATTCTTTAGTTTTTTTTATCCATTTTATATGGAGAATCCCTATAAAATCTACCTCGTCGGTTCCAACTGTTTGAAATATTTCGTTTATTCCTAGACTAATAAGAAAATTAAATTCAGGAAGGGCATTTAAATACTGTTTAAATTGGGTTTCTATTAATTGTCTAAAAAAATGTTTTTTTCTAGGATTTATCATTATTGTTTTTACGTATCATGATTTAGTTCTCAATCTAAAGTTCGATTGTTTATGAAAAGTTCTGTGTGAACATACCGATAATGAGGAGACATGGCAGTGGGATCGTTAATGTGAACTACCTGCCAATGCGAGGATGTCCACCAGATAAAACTTGAGAATACCTTTTTGCTGATTCGTAGAAAAACTTTAAATGTCCATTAAGAACTAAAAGTGTCACCATTACGATGATGGATTTCCAATTCGTCTTTTTTCTTCCATGCGGTTGCACTTAGTATGGCCCCAAAGCTTAAATGAAACATTGCTCCTGCTCCTAGTGTAAGGGGCACCCATCTTGACACATCACATTTCACTCCTGGCGGATATCGATTTTTATCATTACAATGTTCTTCCATCTTAATATTCCACACTAACGGAGCAATAAAAAAATCAACCAAACAAATAAATAGATACAATAATGCCGCCCAGTCTCTCCAGTATCTATTAATATTTTTATTAATATTAAAATTCATTTTCACTACAATTTTTATTATTTTTCTGTGTTCTGTTGACTTTTTAGATCACCTTTCTTTTTTTTATTTAATGTAACAGAAGCTTTTTTGTCGTATAATAGTGGGTTGTCTTTTTTGTGTTGAGCTACATATTCATCCCCTTTATACCATGCATCTCGTCGTTTTTCTTGATCGTCTTCTTGAACTGAATCATCATTTTCTGGATCCATTTCAGCAGAATCTTCCTTGGTTATTTTGGCTTTGATGTTTTTTATGAAATTTCTAAAAGGTATCATATCGTTATCTTTCTATTATATTTTGTTTAAAATGTGTCTTGTTTTTATCTTTTTTTGATTTACATATCAGCACATTGTTGTCTGTAATATGAATGCCGATGTCGGCCCTTAGTATTTCCCATCCATCTATAAGGTGTACACAGGGTGCATTTTGGTTGTTTTCTAGTTCTTTTACTTTTTCGTTTACCTACTTTTCGTTTGTTCATTTTTTCTCGCTGGGTTTGAATATTTATTGTTTTTTATTCTTCCTATCTAAGGCAAGTTGTACTCCTACAACAAACTTTTTACTTGCTATTTTATATTTATTGGGTGCATATTTTTTTAATAGTCCAAAAAATTTAGACTGGTCTATATGTTTTTGTAATGAACTATTGACACTTCTGATAGCTAAAAACTCGCCTATTTCAGACATTATTGTAGGATCAAATTCTTTTTGTGAAGTATAATATTCTATTTCATTTTCGGGGTTTCCTGTTTGAACTTGTTTTTCTGATTTATTTGAAAGAAAAACGTCTTGAACATAATGCATTAATTCATGTTTCAAGTCTGATTGCATTCTTACGAGGATTTGTTCAACATTCAATATTATGTCATTTTCATTATCTGCATTATGTGCTTCTTTTACGTAATTGGAAACATAAAACGTAATTGCGGGATTACCTGTTTTTACGTGTTCTGTGTCATAATAAGAATTATAACTTGCTGGTTTGTTATCATAAATTAAGAATAATGTAATATCATCATTTTGGTCAACGTCCCAATCTGGATAAGGCATATCTTGATGGGGGTTTTTATATACTACATCTGTTTTTGTGGTGGGTCTAATAAAATGTTTTATTCCATGTTTTCTTGCAAGTTTTTTAATTGTAGTAGAAAAACTATACATTCCAATTTCATTTATCATATGCGAAAAAGCAAATGTAAATAAAGTGGTCTCGAATTGTTTATATATCTTGGGGGGTATCTGTACTAATCCCTCGCTCAAAGCAAAATTTTGAAATGTCTTCATTTTCTTTTTCTGACCGCCTGTCTATAAAAAATTCAGATATGATTACTTTATTAAAATAATCATTTACTCGCATATCATTATCACTATTTATAGTGTATTTTTTTATTATGCAACGTCATTTTCAATATCTTCACGGGAAATGTCTTTGGCCTTATCAAACACAACTTCAGAATGGGGGATTTCTGATGAGGGTAATAAATTTCTAGCTATTTCAATTTTTTTAGCACCGAGTTCGGACAACACTCTGTCGTTCATTAAAGCGGAAAAAACAGCTTTTGCTTGGGTGTGGTCTCCATCCGAAATTTTATTTAAAAGATCATTTGAACTATAATCCATCAATTCTCCTATAATGAGGGTTTAATTATATATGTATCATTATCAATATTTATACTCTATAAATTCAGTAAGATTATGATTTTTAAATTGATTTAAACCATTTAAACTTAAAAAATCAGTGATTTCAAAACTCGTATTATCTTTATTTAATGCAAGCAAAAAATAATCCATGTTCTTATATTTCCAATTATTTTCTCTAATGTGTTGCAAATGTTTTTTTCTTCCTTCCTCTGAATCATATGTTTTACATTCTATGAGTGAAAGAGTTGATACATGAAATATATCATAGTACATATAATCCCATTCCGTAACCGTTTTTACTTCATTATATTTTATCCACTCATTATTGTTTTTCCTCATCGTTTCTTTTGATATTTTTCTGTCTTTAGATTTTAATAAAAATTGATGAGAAGAAGCCTGTTTAAAATACTTCATGCAGTTTATCATATTAATTGGTCTAAAAACACCAGGAAATTCTTTACAAATTGATCTTTCAATTAATTCACCATCATATATTTGGCGAGCATGTTGTAATATAGTGTGTATGTGGGGGTTTCTGGGTTTTGGATACATGTATTGAGCTTTTGCCAGAGCATCTTCAAATGCATATCCATTTGGATCATTATTATCTTTCAACAATATCATAATTAACTTTTAATGTAATGTTATTTACTTAAAACACCCAATTTCAGGATATTTCTTAAGTCTAGTAACTATTGTAACACGCTTACTAGCATATGGCAAGACTTTTCTTGACTATTATTTTACATTACACCACTTTTACACGAGATTTCTTTTTAGTACTAACTGTTTTTGTAGTTTTCTTTGTTTGGTCTGTTTTCTTTTTGCTTGCTTTTTTTGCGGCACTCGTTGCTTCAATTGATTTTTTCACTGCGAGTTTAGCTTTTTCTTCTGAAACGTTTTTTGCTTTCTCTGCGGCATCTTCGGCCGCCGCTTTATTTCTTGATAATTGATCTTTAACAGCATTTGTTATTTCATTATTATGCTCTTCCGTTAGTCTTATTATTTCATCAAGATATCTAGTTCGATCTTCATTCGCTTCTTCTGATTCTTTAGCAAGTTGCTGTGATGCTTTAGCCGTTTCTTTTGCATGTTGTAATATTTTCTTAATATCGGGGTCTACTTCTGCATCAATATTTAGGTTAGCAATTAAATCAGTTTTTCCTGAATCTATTAATCCAATATTAGCAGTTGTTGATGTATTTTCGCTTTTCATTTTGTGTTTCCTTTTATGACGTAAAAAACGACAAGTAGTAAACTTGTCGTTTTTTAACTAATATTATTTTAAATTTATTTTTTAGAATAAATTCCCCATAATACCCAAACAGCAACTAATCCAACAAGTCCTTCATTGCCCAATTGCTTTACTATTCCTACTACTGATCCTACGACATCCAGTCCGATAAATGGAACTGCCGCTCCAAATATTATTTGAAGCACAACTCCAAGTGCTATAAACGCTAATCCAATTTCCGTGATGGAACGAATCCATCCAAGAGTTTTTTCTACCATGATTCTCCTTTTAAAGTTATTAAAGTTATATGTCAAAGTAAAGATATTTTAAACTAAACATATGAATTTCAGCATTGTTATTGTTTGTATAATCTTTGTAATTTTTGACATATCGTGTTGGTTTAAAATCTTACATATTACGTCCAATGTAGTTTGATACTTTAAACCCGTTTGATAGCATGACATCAAGAATTAAATCCCCTTGTGATATGCTATCAACAATCACATTTATCACCATAATTTATTCATTAATCAAGTTTTCAAATTAATTAATGAGTTTTTCCAATCCCCCAACTGCAAATCTACTTCTTCTACAGATAACAAAATCGGAACAGTTATTTGTAAAACGTCTCCCGCTTTAACGTCCCATGTATCACACGCTATATCAGTTGTCAATCCAGGTTTATTTTGAAAAGCAAATATTGCGCCATTTAAGTCTCGGGCAACATATTTAAAATGTTTCGGTATTAGAGTTTCGACAGTTAGTTTTTTCATTATTATGATTATTAATTTCTTGTCATTATTGAATATTTGAATATTTCGAAGATTTGGCTATTTTGATCCTAACCTCCATTAATTGTTTATCTATTTCATCTAATTCTTTAAAGCCCCGTATAATATCTGAATGGATTCGAGGAATGTCTGATTGTTCTACTTTATGAAGACTTTTGTCTATGCTCATAACCGTCACGATTATCCATGTTATACACCCTGTTAATATGGCGAAAATTAATGGCACCATCGTGCTGACTACTGAATGCTTCATTAAACGAGTTAATTTCTGTATCGAGTGCCCTGTTATGCATGTGTTAGTTTATTATTTGTATATTAGAAAACTTCATTTTGTAATTTTAAGGCAAGTTTAATGGCTTTATTTAAATCTTCTTTCTTTTGTTTTGCGGCATTTTTAGATTTTAATCGTTTAGCAAGAGATGGTTTTAAAAAATACCTGTTATTTTTAACATCCTGTAAAATACCTTCATCATTAACTTTATTCTTAAATGCTTGCAAAAGTATAAAGTTATTATTTGATTTATTTTTTACACTAATACGTACTATATTTTTTGACATAATTAACCGTTTAATTGTTGTTTTTTATCAATAATTGCTTTATCAACCAGCAAAATTTTATTATTAAGAACCCCTCTTTCTGTGAATTCTTCGTCACAGTTTCTAGAATCTAAAAAATATTCTTTTAGGCTCTCTAAATCCTCTAAAGACATTTCGTGAAAATTCATTTTTTCCATTTGTTCAATTATTATTTACCTTTATGGTTACCTAGTTCCACTCTTTTTTACTGAAGGCATTACCCGAGAACCGAACCAAAAGCTGATAATAGTCGCAAATAATGCCTCAGTTTGTTCATCCCATACAACCCCTAAAGTCGTATTTAAGTCGCTACCATTCTGTATTGCTTGATATAATAATGTTATTTTAACTCCAATAAACGTTAAAAAGAAAATATATGTTATAAATGGTCTTACAAATGCTCGTAATGAATTTATAAATCCTTTTTGATTGCCTAGTGCAGTATCATGATCTAAAAGCATTTTGTGTTCTTCGAAATCCTTCTTTGCATCAAATAGTTTGATATCTAAATCAACACCTAGTTTTTTTGCCTCTAATTGAAGTTTAAATTCTTCCGTTTTTTGTTCTTTATCTGATTTATTTTTAAAATAATCTATTAGTGATGGCACCGCTGATCCAGCAAATCCTAATAGGCTACCTAAAATAGTAAACATTATGTTCCTTTATACATCAATTGAATCATTTTTAAAACTATCTGTTAAACTTTTTAATTTAATATATGCTTGTTTGATTTTATTTTCATCAGGAGACACTTCAAACATAGAAGGGTCTACTTCAAACATCATTCTATTTTCTGCGAGAGGCTGTTCTGGATGGGTATGTCTTTGATATTCATTAGTATAAATTCGAACAATTGCTTTATATGTATTATTTGACGAATGCTCAATATCAGATACTTTATAATAAGCCTCGTCTATAAGTATTCCACTAGTAGTTAAAAATGATTTTTTAATTGCCATTGTTCGCTAAGTCTTGTGTCTCTTTGTGTTCTGGATCATCTTTTTCTTTAAACCAATAATCAGTACTTTTCGCTAAAACAGCAACATAGGCTCCAACCAAAATATTGATTAATTGCATATGATTATCTGTGGTACCAGTTGTAAAAAATAACAAATACAATAAAATTAAAAATGTTCCTACGATGGCCCAAGATAAAGTAATTCTTGCCCAAAAATTTTTCACTTTTCTTTTTTCTATAGCTGATAATTCAGTACTGATTTTTTTTTTATTTATTGTCATTATATTTCCCCATAGTTGTCTAATTTATTAAAAAAGACATTATCCTTCTGTTCCAAGTGCAGTGATGGTTTCTCCGCCTGCTTCTGCATCTCTAATTCTTAAGGCACTATCATATGCTTGACCTAAAATATCAGTATTCATATACTTGACATTAGTAGGATCATATCCAAATTTAACTAAAAATTCTTGTTTTTCTGAAACTGTAAGATCCGCAACTTCTACTTCGGGCTCTTTTACTTCAGGCTCTTTTACTTCAGGCTCTTGGGCTTCTACTTCTTCATTCTGTTGAAGCGGATCTATTATTGCTATATTAGCAAAGGTGTCTTCTTTAGGACTTTCCGTTTTAACATCATCTGTGTGATGAAGAAGAAGTTTTTTAAGTTCTTCTTTTTCTTGATCACTTAAATTTTCAAATAATTCTTTTACATTTAACATTTTTTCCTTTTAAACTGGTGCTACTAGATCATCATCAAATTCCGAACAGGCACATTGAACTTCTGCAGTACATTCGCATGGATCACAGGTGCAATTTGAACATTCGCATTCTGGATTATTACACATTTAAACTCCTTTTAACTCCCTTATATTTATGTTTATAGGGGATTTGGTTTTTCTAAGTTGTTGCTTCTTGTTTACTTTTATAATCTGCTATTGCTCCTTTAATTGCATCTTCTGCAAGAACCGAACAATGAATTTTTACTGGGGGCAATGATAATTCTTGCACAATGACTGTATTATCTAACGCAAATGCTTCGTCCAATGATCTACCCTTAACCCATTCGGTTGCCAATGAAGAACTTGCAATTGCAGAACCACATCCAAATGTTTTAAATTTTGCATCAACAATTTTATCATTATCATCCACCTTTATTTGTAATTTCATAACGTCACCACATTCCGGTGCCCCCACAAGACCGGTTCCTATACTAGGATCATTTTTATCAAAACTTCCAATATTTTTGGGTCTTTCAAAATGCTCTACTACTTTATCTGAATATGCCATATTATTTCCATCCTAAGTGCTGTCTACTATCTGCGGGAATATCCTTTATTGGTGTAAAACTTTCTCCGCAACCACAAACATGTCCATATTTGAGTCTTTTAAATATGAATCCCTGTTCTACCAAATTTCCTATTTTATAATCTACTTCTACATCACCAACTATATCATTAAGTATATGCTCATCTATTACTAATTTAATTCCGTTTTCAATAAAAACCAAATCTTCTGGTTTAATTTTATTTTCAAAATCTAAACTATATTTCCACCCAGAACAACCGCCGGAATTTGCTCCTACTCGTAAGTATGAATTTTCAATGTCTTTTTTTTCGTCTTCAATCATTTCTTTAAAAACATTTGATGCCTTTTCAGAAATTTTAAGTTTACATCCAACTTGGTTTGTGTTCATTTTCCTCAATACGTTCATACATGAATGATGTCCTACAGCCGCATGTTCCTTTTGCTGAAGGATTGTTAAATTTTAATCCACGATCATTTAAATTATCCGACCAATCAATTTCTGTATCTCTAATATATAAATGACTTTTTTTATCTACTAAAATGTTTAATCCAAAAGATTCAAACTCTAAATCAAATTTCCCTTTACGGCTTTCAAAATCTACTGTATAAGTAAATCCTGAACACCCGCCACCTTTAACGCCTACTCGCACTACTGTACCTTCAGAAACTTTCTGATCTTGCATTATACCCAATACTTTATTAGCGGCTTTTTCTGTAAACGATATCATATTCCCTTAATTTGTGTAATTGATTGTTTCTGTTTCAAGGCACAATCATAAGCCCACTCCAACACTAAGCGGCCAATGCTACCTGTGCGGAAAAATAATCGTCATTGTTTGCGATTAAGTTAAATGACATTTTACATCTGTCAAGATGGTCTCCTCTGCATAATCACATTCAATCGAATTCCCGAACACCCCCAACATTAAGTCATCAAAGTCCAGTCTAGAACAAAATATAATCCCATCATAATCGATATTATAAAAACCCACAATAACAAAGTAGGATTATCATTCATATGGCTCATTGGTGGAGGTGGGCGGAGTCGAACCGCCGTCTTAAATGCTACTCTACAGTATCATCAACTACATCTATTTAGATAAGTCTTGAGTCACATCTTTAATTTTTTCTATTTGTTTAGTAATAATTTCTTCCCGTTTTGGCCAATAAATATAATCTTTATCTGGATTTTTCATAAGATTATATAAAAGAGGTAAAATTAATTGCTCAACTTTGCCCATATCTACTATATATTTTTCTTCTAAATATTCTTTTTTATAACTAATTTCTTTAATTGCGGAATCTATTTTCTTTTCTAAATTTGCAAAACTTTGAGATTTTGCTTGAACCTCAACTATTTTCTTTTCTACTTCTGTTGTTTTTGCTTTATATTCTTCATCATTTACTGCGGAAAAACCGAAGTCATAACTATCATATTCATCAGGTATTATTGCCATTTTCGTATCCGTATTTGCAAATCCAATAAGAGTCAACTATATCTGAAATGGGATTTTTATCGCAGTTTATTTGAAATTCATCTATGAGTTTTCTATGCGTATCAGACACAAAAGAATCATACATCAATTCTTTATTTGCGTTTCCCTTATCGGATGCGTATTTTTTGATTACTGTAGGGGGTATCATTTTATACCCAAGTTTACAGTTGTATAAAGTGTTTTTTAAAATTGCCATATTTTCTGCAATTTGCAAAATTCTTTGTCCAATTGCGGCATATGCATAATCTTCAATAAAAACTACTTGATGCAAGTTTTGATCTGTAACATCATATTTCATAATACATTTTTTAACCCAAGACGATAGTCCTAAATATCTTTCCATCTCTGTATTATATTTAGGATATTTTTCTATTCGAATATTACGAAAAGATTTCCATCTTTCAAATTGTCTATCATTTTTTGCTAAACAATAATGTGTAATATTTTCATATTTCCACTCTCCACGACATTCTGTTATGGCTGGACTGGTTAATGAATAATCAATTCCCACATATAAATCAGGTGTCCCAGTTGCCATCATCTTCTTCTTGTAATTCTATTAATTCTCCGCAATAAGAGCAAAATCGTACTATTTCATCTTCGTCTTCATGAACAAGAATTTCATACGTTTTAAAACAATAAGTGCAATTAATATTTTCCGATATTTCCATATTAAGACTTTAAGCCTTCTCCTCGTCTTTTAATGATTCTTCTAATTGTTCAACGGTCAGAAAAACTTGACCCTCCAAAAAAATTTGAGGGACTTTTTTACTTCCTGTAATTGACAATATTTTACCAAACAATCTCTTGTCCGCCTGAATGAACATATATTGTTTTTTATACTTATCTAATAAAGATTTTGCTTTTTCACACATTGCACATTCCCTGAAAGTAAAATGTCCAACAACATAATTTCCTTTGTTAAAATCTATTTCATATTTTAGCATTATAAATCCACCACTTCACACCCATCACCTGCGGCGCAAGCTAATTCTTGTGATCCTACAGTAAAATCTTTTTCCTCATATGCAGATAATAATGACCAATCAACATTTTTAGGCATTGCTTTTAATGCTTTTGTATATTCAGCTTTTGTACAATCTTGATAAGGTGCTTGCCTATATGCATGTTCAGAAAAAGGTAAAAAAGATATTCCACTAATATCATCAAAATTATTCCATACCCAATTTCCCATTTCTATCCACTCATTTTCTTTGACTGAAATGGTAATAGATGGTTTGTGTTCGCACCAATATTTTTGATATGTTGACCAAAGATCTAACTGTTCAATCGCATTTATATCGGCTCTACATCTTGCATTTTGTGGACTTTTCATAGGAAATGAAAATACAGATGTGTGTTTCGGTTTCATCACATCTGGTTCATTTGGAAAGTTTGCTTCCTTCATGAATTTACAAAGCGGATCTTTATTATCAGCCCGCACTGTTCTAATATAGTAGGGATTGTGACGAGCATGTATGCCACTAGCAGAATCAACAAGTTGACTAACCGTACCAGAAGGTTTGACACAAGTAATTGCGGCAGATTGCGGGATGTTAAGTTTTTTTGAGAATTCTTTATTAGTTTTAATTGCAACATTTTTTAACTTATCCAATAAATCTTTTAAATTGCCTTTTTTACCATTTGTCAAAGAATTATCCATTATTCCTGTAAGAGAGACCCCCAAAAGTCGTTCCTCTTCGCAATTATTTTTCCATTCTTTTGATAAATATTTGAAACTTGTAAGAGTTGATTGAAATGTTCCAATGATAGTTGCAAGTTTAATTTTATTTTCTAAAGATTCTAATGTATCATCTCCTCTGATTACGACTTCTGAAAGATTACAAAATTCCCTACTTCTAAGAATAATTTCACTACATGGATTAGTGCCAAAATCATTTCTAGGTTTTCGTCTAATATGTTCTTCGGTATTCATTTTTTCTACTTGCTGTCTAGCCGCCAAACTATTATAAATTCCCCGTTCTCCTGATTTGGAATCATAAAGGGATAACCATTCTCTCATAAAAGTACCAACATCTGGCTTTTCTTTATAGTTAACAGAGTTATTGGCGAGGGCTCGTTGAGGATTATTTTCCCACCAGAGACCCGATTTAGCATGTCTCATTGTTTCATCATTAAGATTAGATAAACTAATAAGAGCAGATCTACGAACACCTCCTACGACAACAATTTCTGCAATTTTACATACAATATCATGCGCTTCTATTGATTTTAATTTACGCCCGGAAGCATTTCGAAACGTATTTATAGTAAACATAAAAAGATCTTCTAATGGCTCAGGACCCGAGGCTCTTCCTCCAAAGGTTTTAAGAGCAGAACCCGCTGGTCTTATCTTAGATAAATCCCATTTTGGTATTTGCCCCTGCCAAACTAATGAAATCAATTCTTTATATGATTTTGCCCACCCCAATTTTGAATCTGCTATAACAATTGTAGTATCTGTTTCATAAAATTCATCTGATATAATAGGAAGTTGATTAACATATTCTTCTTCCACAGAAAATCCCACTCCTGTTCCATTCATTAACACATATAAAATTTCATCAAATGATCGTGGACTATCTATTTTTACATACGAACAATTATAACCTGCTATATTTTCTTTTTTGAGTGCTTCACCGGCCGTCATCAAGCACCTCATTGAAGGCATCACTTTAAGGGTTAAAATTGCCTCACGCAACTCTGCTTCTAGTTCATTACTAATAACAAAATCATGATTATCATCTAAATGTTCTTTAAAAAATGCCAAATATCTGTTAACCGTTTCTTCCCAGGTTTCACGTCTTTTGAGATTATAATTCCATCTTGCATATCTCGATAAATGAATAAATGATTGATATTCTGTTGGTAGAGACATTTTAAATTCCTTTCAATTTTTCTAAAAACTCTTTACGTTCTCGGGTTGATAAGTTAAACTCTGCGTTTGTCATTATATGCAGGTCTTCTACAAGTTTAGGGTCATTAAAGTCCAATGTACATTTTATATTGGCTTTAATGATCTTCATTTCTTCTGCTGAAAATGTTTCAGCCTTTAAGATATAATCTTCAAATGCTTCACAACTTATAGGAAATAATGGTTTTACTAAATCATACATTATATTTGCATAATCTCTAATTTCTTTTTGAGAATGAGAATCCATGCGTAATTTGGAAAATTTAAAAAAATTATTTAAATCTATCTTCCAAATACATTCCGTATAATTAGAAACTGGTAAAACAGTTCTTGCCAATTCTCTTGCAATACCATTAAAACCATCATAAAACCCGTCTAATAGTGTAGGGTCTACAATTTGTTTATAACACATCTGTGAGTGTTCATTCGCATCATACATTCGCCCAAGAACAAGTGTTTTGTTGTCTTCATCTAATTCTTTTCCTCGGCCTTGATTGTTTTGCTCTGATTGCTCATGAACATCTTTTTCTGCAGGTAAATAAAATTCGTCACTCATTATGGAATAACGGCCTGAATATTCATTTATGTTAGCGGTTCGGTGTCTAACAAATTGCCTCATTACAAAGATAGGTAGTTTTAAATGAAATTTCACTTCACACATTTCAAAAGGAGATGTGTGATTATGCCGCATTAAATATCGAATTAAATTTCTTGTTTGACTAGTTTTTCTCGTACCGGTTCCATAACTAATTCTTGCGGCATTTTCGACTTCTTCATCGGAGCCCATCACATTTAATAACTTCACAAATCCATGATTATGCACTTGTTTTTCATTTATCATAATTTAAATTCTAATAATTTTGTTTTTGCAATTAATCCTTGAAAGGTATTATTTTCCATAACACTCATAACATTTACATTGTTTAATATCATATCATTAATGTCTTTTTCCATTACATGATTGGGCCAAATAACTATCTTATGGTTATCTGAAATAATTTTATCCATTTTTTTAACAATTTCTTTATTTCTTTTTTCATTATCATAAACAAATACTACATCAATATCATTTAATAGTGTTTTGCATGTCGATAAATCAGCTCCGGCCATAGCAAGAGAATTTTCTACAAATAAAGAATCTATCGGACCTTCAACTATATAGGTGGTCTTATTTTCATTCCAGGTGTTCAATCCAAAAATTTTTGGTGCATTTTCTTTAACCTTAATTGTCACATATCTTAATTTAGAACTTTTTATTAATGATCTTCCTTGAGCGGCAATCAAATTATAATCTTTATCAAAAAAAGGTATGACCAATCTAGGATCATTTTTAATTAATTCATAATGTGTATCGAGGTTAAGACTTTCAACCCATTTTTTAAAATCCTTAGCAAAATAAAGATATTGGTATTTATTGGGTACAATGTTTCTAGATTTGACATACTGCTTACAAAAATGTTCATCGTTTAAGTCTTTTACGCATGGTATTTTTAGATCAATTTTTTTAAATTTTGGAATATCAAATTTGAATGTTGGCTCCTTATAATTACTAAATTTATTTTCACCAGACATATATCTTTCCATACAATATTCAGAATGCAATCTTACATCCAACTCTTTTAAAAAATTTGAAAAAGTTTTCCCTACTCCGCAATTATGGCATTTATAAAAAAGATTATTTTCTTTTCTATGAACATATCCCCTTGCTTTGGTTAGTTTTTTTTGAGAATCTCCGCAAATTGGACATCGGAAATTCCAGAGATATTCTTTTTTTTGTTTATATAAAGGAAGTCTACTAGATAAAAGGTTCAAATATTTTACATCAATATAAAGAGACATGTCAAATAATTAGATAGAGGATATATTAGAATATAATATAGATTTATTATAATTATATCAAATTTGACTATAAAAGTCAACTACCACGAGGCCAATAATAAAATTTTTTGAATAGATTCATCATCTACTTTTAAATCGTAAGCATACTTATAAACTGGAGACAAATCTTTGACTTTGTTTTTGTTTTTTATAGACACAACTAATTTCAAAACTTGTTGTTCATTTTCATTTAACAGCATACTCATCTCGCACAACAACACTAAAATTAGTTAAGTGATTTAATTTGACTATTCTTTCAGATATAAAATCAATCTGTTTTGTTATATGTTTTATATCAGTTTTCACTATAGCCACATCGGATTTTAATTCTATAATATTAACAAGACTCCATCCTACTATGGTTATGATAACAGTTATCATAGGAACCAATATGACTTTTTCAAACAAATTTAAGGGGTTGTATTGAAAAATCTCGTTCATTTTCATTCTTTATGTGTTTACAATAACACCGCTAGTGTCTCTAATTGTTATCAAACCATGTGCGCCATCAGAATTATAACATTTTGCGGTAAATGTTGAATCTCCATTAGAATGATAAGTTTGGATTAAATTTACACCCGACCCATTATTCGTTTTTACGGTCAATTCTCCCCTATCATCAGCGGAAGTGCCTTCATGATCGACAATTATTTCTCCCAATTTATGCATAGCAGTCGTTGTTATGATTGTGGTTATTTCCCAATAATCATTCAACGTATGACCAGTTGTTGCGGCAAATGTAATTGTTATGCCATTATCTAATTCTTGAGTGGACCCCATAACCGCAACACCAGTGGCTTCCCAAGTTGATCCCCCATCATTTGACCAAGTAAATGTATCAGTAGCGGCGGCCGCATCAATTTTTACTCGATAAGTTCTAACATCAGTTGAATTATAATTTCCTCCAAATGTAATATCATCTAATCCAGATACCGTAGCGGTGGTTGTACCAAATCCTTTAAAATAATCATTGGCAGAATCTTCGCCATCAGACCACCCCTGAAACGCAATATTAGTCAATCTAGCGGCGGCTCCATCGCCTTCTGTATGATTTTGTATTGTAAGTGTATCTCTTGCTATCATGGTTGCTATTCTTTCTATTGATCACTAAAAATTGACTTAAATTTTATATCAACATTTTGTTTTTTTACTTTATCTTTTTTAAATTCATTTAAAAGATGTTGCAAATTTCCTTGTTTTTCTTCTATACGCAATTGCTTTTTACTCTTGGGTTCTTCTCTTAACTTAAACATTCTAACGATAGAAGAAATGGTTTCAGTATCACTCTTATTTATATTTTTCTCTACCAACACATCTATTACATTTTTTGCAATACTGTAACTGATATCATATTTTTCTGCAAGAATTGTAGTTTCTTTTTGTTGTCTAAAAGCCGTGAAATCCAGCATGTTTACGTCCGTATTTAAGATAAATCATAGAACCGGTTAGTTCATCTTGTAACACAATGGGTTTGCTTGGATTAGCTCTTCCATATTGTCTAATGGCTTCTCCCGTATCATCATTGCCTACATATTGTTCATATTTAGCATATCGACGTTTACCGTATCTCGCTCTCATAAAAGTTTCTGGTTTAACTATAAAAACCTCTGAACCAGCAAATGTGCTTCCTTTTTTTATTTTCTTCTTCTTTATTCCTGGTTCTGATTGTCCTGGAATAGAGGGATTTTCAACACCGAGCCCTGCAATAGCGCCTCCACCAGCGGCCAATCCGTCTTCGTTCAATTCTTCTTCTCTGCGGCTAATTTCATCTATTAATAGACCAATTTCTTTTTTATTATATTGACATTCTTGTAAAAATGATGTATATTTTTTTTCTAAAAATGTCTGATCATAATATAATTTTGCGTTTTTATTTTCTTCTTTCAGTAAAAACAGCGCCGCTACAAAAGTAGCAAATTTTGTTGATCCCCCAGGAACTTTCGCTAAAATTTTTTTTAAATTAAAAACCAATGTATCTGTTAATGTGTATGATTCTTTTTCTTCTTTAGTCTTTAATTTACTTCTTTTTTTAAGAATTTTTCCGTTTTTATCAATAATCCCCAATTCAAAAGCTTTCGTGCTACTAAAAGGAGTCGCAAGTCTTTTAATAAACGTATAAACAAAAAATATATTACCTGCGGCTGAAGCTAATCCCATTTGGTGTTATCTCTCGTAATCTGTTTGCTATTTCTAAATTTACTCTTATATCACTACTAATAATCTTTTCGCCATTTATGCTTGATATTTGTTCTGGCATGAATTCTAAATATATCAAAAAAGTTTTTAAATAAGTCCAATATTTTTGAGATATTTTCAAAAATAATATTCTAGATAAAACCTCAACTGGAAAAACATTTCCTAATGTTATTATGTGATTTAAAATTAATCTTTCCTTTAAATCACCACCTAAATGATATCGATTCAACAATCTTTTCAGGTATTTTATAATTTTTAAATCATTATGAAAATCTTGTTCACTTAAACATTGAGGATTTTCATAATATTTCATTGCATATAATATATAATTATCTTTATTCAAATCATCAAACACTGGTTTTTCTTTCAATCAGCTTTTTATGGCTGTTTCATTGTTTATTTCTTCTTTTCCGGTTAAAAAATAAGTACACGTTTGAATTGCGCCATCAATCATAGTAAGATGAGTTTTTAAATTCAGTAATTCTGTTTCAAATTGATTTATTTTTTGTATCGTCAAACCTCTATCATTATTTAATTTTTCAAATTCTTTTTCTATTTTTTCAATCATGATATTATCAATTCTTTTTTTATTCTCGTCATAAGTTGCAACATATTCTTTTTCTAAAACCGTTTGATTTTTAGTGGGTTTTTTTTTCATAATATTATTAATATTCCTCTATAAAAACATTTCCTGTAAACTCTTCTAATTTTCGAATCATACGTTCCATATTTACACGAATAACTTTTCCTGTCTTAACGTTTCTAGAATAAAATTCCCATTCATTGTTTTCATTGTGAGGACCAAGTTTTGTTTCATTTCCCCCCTCATCCATTGTATATATGTGTGATTCTGCGACATCATCTCTTGCATACAAATATGCTTGATTTACTCCTTGAGTAGTTGGTGCAGTACCATTTTTTATTGCTAGAATACCAGCACCTGATCCAACAGAGCCAGTAGTTATAGTTGCTCCAGCAAGGGCTAAAGAAGATTGAGCATGCACTTCTCCACCAAACCACGCCGCTTGTACAACGCCCAAACCACCAGCAGTTTTTATTGCCCCCGAAGTAGTCGATGTTGAATTAGTTGTTGATGAAACATTGATTTGATTAATTTTATCACTAAAAATAAATCCATCAGTTAAATTATGAGTTATTTTTGCTTCTTCATCAGTTTCTAAATCAAGTCTACCGCCTTCAGTACCACTTCCAGAGGCCGTTCCATCTTCTTGTAACAGAAATCCAGTCGTGTTTGTGGTGTCCATAATTTTAAATTGACTACCAAATACAAGAGAACTGCCGTTTGATACAAAAACACTACCGTCTGTTCGAATTTTTTCACTACTTTCAATTTGAGTGTTTGAAACTAATTGATCCGAAAGTGCTTTTAATTTAATTTTATTACCCGCAGTACCAGAATATATTGTAAAGTTTTTTCCTAGACCGTCTGACCCAACCGTTATAATTCCTGTCATATCAACATTAGATTTGACATTCATCAATGTTCCATCTATTGTTGCGCCTGATCCTGTTATACTTAAATTAGAGCTACTAATATTTGTGTTTGTACCAGATAATGTAACATTAGATGTAATATTAGTATTTGTACCAGCAAATACTGAATTAGATATAACATTAAATATCGCTGAATCCACTTCTACATTTGATGTTGCGGTAAATGTAATAAGATCATCAGAAGCGATCTCTATTTCTCCGTCAATTGGAGAATTTATTGTTAACGCCGCATCTCTAAAAATTAATTCTTTTGTTCCTGATATGCTTACATTATCTGAAAATATACCAAAAGCACCACTTACATTTCCCGTTGCTGTCATTGAACTCGCAACAACAACGTTCCCTGTTATTGTAAGTTCATCTACATAAGCATTGGCAAAACGATTTGTAGTGTTTCCTAGATCATAAACCGAATCTATATTGGGAAGAATATCAGATCCAATATCAGCATTGAATGTTACTGTATCTGCATTGGAATCCCCTAATGCAATTGTACCACCATCTGCTGTGATATTTCCATTAGCATGTATATTTCCATGAACATTTAAGTTTCCACCGATAACCGCACTTTTAGCGATTCCCAGTCCTCCAGATAATGTCAAAGCACCAGTGCTGTTGCTTGTGGTGTCTATTGTTGAGGTGAGTGATACATTTGCGGTTATATTCACATTAGACGTAATAGTAGTTAATGATCCTGCCAATGTCGCATTAGCCGAAGAATATAAATTCTCACTTATGATATGAGTATTTGTGGCCAACAGAGTAATATTTGATGAAATAACAGTATTTGTTCCTGCAAACGTACTATTACTTGTTATATAAACATTTGCACCAGTAATTGAAACATTATCACTGGTAAAAGTACTATTTGATGAAATA